ATCCTAACTTGTGAATCGTCAATATTATCAATAAACTTCTCAATCTTGCATTTTAAAGTATATGCTTCGGATTCCCTACTTCTAAGCCTCTTTAGTTCTTTACTAGGAATTATAGGTATTCCTGAGATACTAAAACTTCTTTCAGAATATGGATATTTACAACTAGATCCAGTTACAGAATCCTTTACAATGCTCCTATGCTCAAGTCTTTTAATTTTTTCTGTTAAATATTTTATCTCCTTTTTTAAAGAATTGTACTGATTTAATGTTTGTCTATCCAATTCTTATCACCTCAAAACTTAACAAGATCTTTAATATCCAAACCCGTTTCTTCTTGAATCACATTGATCATATCTTCCAAACTCACATAACCCTTTTTAAACATTCAACCTGCTTAGCGAATTTAAAACTAAAATCTTGGAGCCTCTTCTTCCCAAATCCCCACTTATCTCTCAGAATTAAAAGGGATGCAAAAATTACAACTCTTATGGCTTGTGTTCCCATCTCCTCTTTAAGTCCTTCGCGGTATTGTTCAACACCTTTTTTGATTTCAGCATACAACTGCTCTTGATTAAATGTGTACGTTGGTACTTTTTTCTTTATCCCTGCTTTTCGTCTTTGCGCCCTGTTCATTATTATTCTTCCGGTCCCATTTTAAAGTTTGAAATATACCCTACTTCTTTCCTGCCATCGTTTATCAGTGTAATTTGATTAATTTCATTTGTCACCAAAGCCTGATATATTTTCTTTGCCGTTTGATAAGACCCGTCTTTCATTCGGTTCCTAACTTCTTCCATTTCTGATTGATTGACCTCAACTTCCGCACTGTAATTAAAATTAACTCTTACTTTCATTTTTTTCTCCTTTTACTTTTCTAATTCTCGCTTTCAAACTCTCTAATACATAGTTTTGTACATTCTCTTTTCGTTTCAATGCTTCCATCACATCTTCGTCTCTAGTTCCTTGCGTGACTAGATGATGTATAATAACTTTTTCTTTTTGTCCTTGTCTGTGTAGTCTCTTATTTGCCTGTGTGTACAGTTCGTAATTCCAGTTAAGCCCGAACCATATAACGTGATTTCCGCCTTGCTGTAAATTCAGTCCATAAGCACTTGATGCAGGATGTGTTAATAGCACGTTGATTTTTCCTGCATTCCAATCTTTTTGGTCTTGTGGAGTTTCCAATTTCCTATAATTGATTTTGGCTTTTGTCAAGGCTTTTTGGATTCTCTCCAAATCGTGCTTGTAGTTATAAAACACCAACGCCGATTTTCCATTTAATTGCTCAAGCACTTCCATGAACGCCTGTATTTTACAATCATGAATAACATGATAATTGTGGTCTTCGTCATAAACTGCTCCGTTGGCCAACTGCAATAATTTATTAGAAAGTGCGGCAGCACTAGTTGCATCAATGTCATCGGCATTTTCAATTTCTAAGATCGCATCTCTCTCCATAGTTTCATAAGCTTTCTTGGATTTACTATCAAGTACTACCGGTATTATATTTTCGCTGCATTCAGGAAGCTCCAAATAATCGTCCGCTTTCATTGATATGCAAATATCCGATATTCTTTTTGTGATTTCACTTTCTGAATTTTCTCGCAAATCATAAGAATATCCCATATAGTCTCCTTCAAAGAATGTATTTCTGAAACCATAAAAGCTCCTACCAAGTCTAGTACCGCTATCCAATAAATACACTTGCGCCCACAAATCAAGCATTCCGTTTGGGCTTGGTGTTCCGGTAAGGCCCACTAATCTTTTTATGTGAGGTTTGATACTTGCAAGTGCCTTGAATCTTTTTGATTCGTGGTTTTTAAAACTTGAAAACTCATCACACACAACAAAATCAAATGGCCAATTATTCCTGTAATAATCTACCAGCCACACAACATTATCGCGATTGATAATGTAAATATCGGACGGAGTGTTCAAGGCCTTAACTCTCTGATTTACATTTCCCAAAACAGTAGACACTCTTAAGTTTT